CTGTGCGGGGGGGGGTGCCGGGGGGGGGGAAGCCGGTACGCCAGACCTCTCGGTCGGTGAGGGTGTAGGAGGTGTGGTCAGCCGTCAGCCCGGCCTGCTCGGCGGCGGTGGCGCACACGACGACGTCCATGCGGGCGCCGTTGAACCAGCGCCACATGTCGCGCATGGTCACGCCGTGCTGGAGGAAGACGAGGCGCTGGTCGGGGCCGACGCCCGTGCCGGTGAGGCGGCCTGCGATGAGCGGATCGCCGATATCGGACAGGAGGATGGTCTCGGCACCGCTCCAGGCGGCGTCGAATCCGGGACCGGTCGGGTCCAGCAGGACGAAGCCGTCCTGTGCGAGGCGCTCCCAGTCCGGGCTGCTGCGCTCGATGACGAAGATGTGCCGAACGCTGGGTGCGTGGGTGCGGGCGTAGCGGTACAGCGGCTCGGCGTTGTCGCCGGCGCTGTCGTGGCGGTCCATGTAGAGCCAGGTGCGGGGCCAGTCGGAGGGGGATGAGGCGGTGTACGGCGTGGGCGCTGAGGAGGAGGCCATGGAGGACCCCGCGGAGGAAGCCTCCTCGGCCGGTGACGTGCCGCCGAGCGTCTGGGTCTCCTGCGTGCCGGTGGGACTCAGAAACCGGGCCAGGCGCCGGCGCAGCCCGGATGAGGCCCCTCCTGGGCGGCCTCGCCCCGGTGGCGTCTGAGGCGGCCTGGGGTCGCCCCGGTAGGGGGCCACTGGGAGCTCCTGATCGTCGATGACGGCGACCGCACCGAGCTCGTGCGCATCCCGCCCCGCCGGTTCCGCATCGTGTCGGACGGCCTGGACCGGGTCAAGGCCGTCCGCATCACCACCGGTGACGGGCAGGTCAAGGACATGGACCCCTCCGGGTTCCTTCTCGACGTCGGGTACTCCCAGTCAAACGGCAAGGGCCTGTCCCCGATCACGACGCTGGCGGCCCTGCTGCGTGAGGCCGCCGAGGCCGTCGAGTACCGGCGCGCCGTCATGCGAAACAGCGCCCGCCACACGGGCTGGATAAGCCGGCCCACCGAGTGGCCGAACCGGGACGCCCGGAACAACTTCCTGGAGTCGATGCGGGCGTTCCGCTCCGGTGGTGGCCGCGAAGGCGGTGACCTCCTACTCGATGAGGGCATGGAGTGGCACGACCGCTCCTATCGGCCCACCGACATCGACGACCTGGACGCCCGCACCCTGACCAACATCGAGGTTGCGGGCGCCTACCACATCGCCCCCGAGCTGCTCGGTGACCGTCAGGGCAACTACTCCAACATGGAGTCGATGAGGGAGTCCTTGTACCGGGACAACCTTGGACCCTACATCCGGGCGTGGGAGGAGATGTGCGCCCCGCTGGCTGACCGGCTCAGTGACGGGCGGGCGCTCTACGTCGAGGCGCACCTCGACGCGAAACTGCGCGGCTCCTTCGAGGAGGCCGCATCCGTGCTCCAGACGTCCACGGGCGCCCCATGGATGACTCGCAACGAGGCCCGCGCCCGCCTGAACCTGCCGGCCATCGACGGCGGGGACGACCTCATTACCCCGCTGAACGTGCTGGTGGGCGGCCAGGCGTCCCCAACGGACTCCGGCAGCCAGAACGAGGGCCAGGACACCGACGCCCCCAAGGCGGCCGCCGGCGTTCAGGTGAAGTCCGCAGACCTTGAGGGCGACTGGCCCACCAGGGCCGAGGACGCCCTCAAGCGCCACTACAGCCGTCAGGAGCGGGCCGTCATGTCCGCTCTCGGCGCGAAGGCCGACGGCTGGTGGGACCAGCCCCGGTGGGACCGGGAGCTCGCTGAGGACCTGTACCGGCTCGCCTCCGCGTGCGTCGACGAGATGGGCCGTGAAGCGTGCACCCGCCTCGGGTTCGACCCGGATGAGGACTGGGACCTGCCGCGCACGCAGGCGTACCTCCAGGCGGTCACGAAGGCCCGCGCCCGGTGGGTGAATGAGGCGACCCGCAGGCAGATCGAGGCCGTCCTGGCTGAGGCCGGCACGGAGGGCGTGCCCACCGTGTTCGACCGTGCCCGCTCCCAGCGGGCCGCGGCCGGGGCTGCCGCGTTCATCGCGGCCATGGGCTCGTTCGCGACGGTTGAGGCCAGCAAGCAGGCCGCCCCCGGGCAGGGCACCAAGACCTGGATCACGGGCCGCAATCCGCGGCCAACGCACCTGGCGATGAACGGGGAGACGACGCCCGCGTGGACGGACTTCTCCAACGGCCTGTCCTGGCCCGGTGACCCGGCCATGGGGCCGGATGAGTCGGCGGGCTGCAACTGCACCGTTTCCGTAGAGATCACGCACTAAGGAGGGCTCCTCGTGGAGTTCAAGACGACCGGCACCCTGAGCCGGAAGACAGACGGCGACGGCGACCACGCCGGGTTCGTCGGGTATGCGTCCACGTGGACGAGGGACCCCGACTCCTACGGCGACGTCGTCGCCAAGGGCGCGTTCACCCGCACCCTCAAGGAGTGGAGCGAGAAGGGCCTGCCCATCCCCGTCCTGTGGGGCCACCGCCTCGATGACCCGAAATTCTTCATCGGCGCGGTCAAGACGGCCAAGGAGGACGACCACGGCCTGAAGGTCGACGTCGAGCTCGACGCCGACTCCCCTACCGCCGAGCACGTGCGTCGCCTCCTGAAGAGCGGGGCCGTCGCACAGATGAGTTTCGCGTTCGATGTGCGCGACTCCGGCGACATCGAGCTCGACGACGGCCGTAAGGCCCGCGAACTGCGGGACCTGCGCCTCTACGAGGTGAGCGTGGTCCCGATTGGTGCGAATCAGGACACGTCCATCGAGACCGTCAAGGCCCCCGCCGATGGGGGCCTCACCAGCGAGGAGGTCGCCCAGGTTCGGGCTCTCCTCGCCTCCCAGACCGCCCCCGAGGAGGGGGAAGCCGGCAGCAACACCGACGACGACGCCGAGGCCCCTGAGGGGCAAGACGACGACCCGGTGAAGGCCGCCGCGCGACTCAACACCCAAATCGCAGTCCTCTTCATTGAGGGAGAAAGGAGCGCTGCATGAGCACGCTCATGGAGGCGCGCGCGGTGGCCCTGAAGGCCGCCATGGACGCCCAGAACGCTATGAACGCTGCCGGTGACCAGGTCACCTTCGAGATGTGCAAGGAGGTGGAGAAGCGCGTCAACGAGGTCAAGGAGATCGACGAGCGTATCGCCGCCTCCAAGTCGGCGCGCGACATGATCGCGTCCCTCGGCAGCATCCCGGAGGACAACACCTATGAGCCGGGCGAGGAGTCCGGTATGAAGGCCGGCACCTTCGGTGAGCGCTACGTGCGCTCCTCCACCTACAGCGAGTGGGCGAAGGCCCACCCCTCCGGCCTCGGTGAGGGCTCCAACCTGGCCCTTCCCGGCGTGAAGATCGGTGACCTCGAGGAGCTCCTCATCTCCCGTAAGGCCAACGGTCAGGTGCTCGCTACCCCGGTCGCGCACATCGCCCCGACCCGCTACCCGATGGTTGACATGGTCGACCGCCGGCCCCTGACTCTCCTCGACGTCATCGGGCACGGTCAGATGGCGAACGCCTTCGAGTACGTTCAGGTGACTGGCGTCACGAATAACGCCGCCATCGTCAAGGAGAACACGCAGGACACCGACCCGCTGAAGCCGACGTCGGACATGACGACCGCTCTCGCCGACTGCAAGCCCTACACCTTCGCAGACGGCTACGAGGTCACCAACCAGCTGCTCTCCGACGCCCCAGCGTTCGCCGCCTACATGAACACCGCTGTCCGCTACAACCTGGACACGGTCATCGAGGACAAGGTTCTCAACGGCACCGGCACCGAGGAGCCCAAGGGCATCCTCAAGACCACCGGCGTGCAGGAGAAGACCTACACGGCCGGGGCCGACGCCATGGACCTGGCGAAGGCCGTGCGTGGTGGCCGCACCAAGATCACGAACGTTGGTGGCGTCGCCACCGCCGTGATCCTCCACCCCGAGGACGTCGAGGCCCTCGACCTCATGCAGGACGCCGACAAGCGCTTCTACGGGCTCGGCCCGTGGGGCATCGGCCCGCGCACCCTGTGGGGCGCCCCCGTCGTCGAGTCCTCCAAGATCACCAAGGGGCAGGCGCTCATGGGTGACTTCAACCAGGTCCAGCTCCTCGACCGTGAGGGCCTGAGTGTTGTCGCCTTCAACCAGCACAAGGACTACGCGGCTCGTAACCGCGTCTACGTGCGTGCCGAGCTCCGTGCCGGCCTGGTCATCTGGCGCCCGAACCGCCTGGTCCTGGTGAAGGCCGCGTGATGGGTGTCGACGACGGAATGGTCACCCTGAACGGGGTGCGGTACCGGCTGGATGACGCTATCGCCTGGGGTCTCTACGACCCTGAGCCGCAGGGACGTCACGTCGCCCCCGAGGAGGGGGCCACTGAGGGCGAGGAGGGGCCGGTGACGGCCGCCGCCCCTGACCCGGAGAACAAGGAGACGCAGCCGAAGGCGCGTCCCACCGCGAAGGAGTGAGGCCCTATGCCTGACGCCCTAGTCACCCCTCAGGCCGTGGCCGAGGCGTCGGGCGGGCAGGTCCCCGAGGGGGACCCGAGGCTCCCAACCTTGATCGCCGGGGCCACTGACGCTATCCGCCTGTGGTGCGGGTGGCACGTGGCCCCGGTGATCGAGGAGACCCTGACCCTCGACAGTGAGGGGTCAGCGTCGCTACGCCTGCCCACGGGCCGGCTGGTTACCGCCACTGGTCTGAAAGTCGATGGCGTACCGGTCCCGGATGACGCCTGGGACTACTCGACGGCCGGCATGATCCGCCTCCGCCGTGGGGTCTTCCCTGACCGGTTCCGGGCCGTCGAGGTCACCATCACGCACGGCTGGCCGCAGGCCCCGTCGCTGCCGCACGTCATCACGCGG